GGCGAAGGCTATGTGCGCCTGCTGACTGAATACTGTGATGAGAACAGCTTCGATCAGGACATCAAGATCGGACGGGTGCGTAACAGCTTCAGCGTCTACATGGACCCGACGATGCAAGACCCCACTGGCGCAGATGCCAAGTGGTGCTTCATCACCGAAGACCTGACCAAAGCCGAATATGAGCGTCAGTACCCCGATGCAGCCCCGATTTCGACCTTGCAATCGCTTGGCGTGGGCGACCAGTCGATCAGCAATTGGCTGAACGAGGATACCGTGCGTATCGCGGGCTACTATTACATCGACTACGACAAAACCACGCTTAATTTGTACCCTGGAAATGCCTCGGCGTTTGAGGGAACACCCGAAGACAAGGCTCTGAAGGCGCATTTTGGCAAGCCAATCAAGTCCCGTGTGTCCGAACGCCCACGGGTCAAGTATTGCAAGATCAACGGCTACGAAATTCTTGAAGAAAAAGAGTGGGCTGGCAAGTGGATTCCCGTAATTCGTGTGGTTGGCAATGAATTTGAGGTCGATGGCCGTTTGTACGTGTCGGGCCTGGTTCGTAACGCCAAAGACGCCCAGCGTATGTACAACTATTGGGTGTCCCAAGAGGCTGAAATGCTGGCGCTGGCTCCCAAAGCACCGTTTATCGGCTACGGCGGCCAGTTTGAAGGCTACGAGGACAAGTGGAAGACCGCCAACACGAACAACTGGCCCTATTTGGAGGTCAATCCTGACGTTACAGACGGTCAGGGGGCAGTCCTGCCATTACCCCAGCGCGCGCAGCCGCCAATGGCCTCCAGCGGACTGTTGCAGGCCAAATCGGGCGCTGCTGAAGACATCAAATCGACCACCGGTCAGTACAACGCTAGTTTGGGCATGGGCTCCAACGAGCGTAGCGGCAAAGCCATCCTTGCGCGTCAGCGTGAGGGCGATGTGGGCACGTTCCACTACGGTGATAATCTGTCCCGCGCTGTCCGGCACATTGCCCGTCAGTTGGTTGACCTGATTCCCAAGATTTATGATACCCAGCGGATTGCTCGGATCATTGGTGAAGACGGCGAAACCAAGATGGTCAAGATCAATCCTGACCAACCCCAGCCAGTCAACAAGATTGTCAACGAGCAGGGCATCGTAATCGAGAAGATTTACAACCCTGGCGTAGGCAAATATGACGTAGTGGCTACCACCGGCCCAGGCTACGCGACCAAACGTCAAGAGGCATTGGAGGCAATGGCACAACTGTTGCAAGGCAATCCTCAACTGTGGTCTGTCGCCGGTGACCTATTTGTCAAAAACATGGACTGGCCTGGCGCTCAAGAGATGTCCAAGCGCTTTGCCAAGACCATTGACCCCAAACTTATGTCTGATGGCGAAGACAATCCTGCTTTGGCTGCCGCACAGCAACAAATGCAAGCGATGGGCGCTGAGATGGAACAGATGCACCAGATGCTGCAAAACGTGTCCAAGTCGCTGGATATGCGTGAGATTGAGGTCAAGGAATTTGATTCTCAGGTCAAGGCATACGCCGCCGAGACACAGCGCATCTCTGCCGTGCAAGCCAGCATGAGTCCAGAGCAGATTCAGGACATTGTTATGGGTACGGTCCACGGCATGATCACCTCGGGTGATCTGGTGGGCGAAATGCCTGGTCGTGAGTCCATGCAGGATACTATGGAAGAAATGCCACAGGGTATGCCGATGCAAGGTATGCCACCCCAACAAGGAATGCCACAATGAAAGCTGCTGACTTCTTAGGATTGCTGTTTTTGGCTCGGGATGTGACCCATTCTGTGCATCTAAACACCCGCAGCTATGCCAAGCACGTTGCCCTGAACATCTTTTACGACCGCATCATTGATGCCGCCGATGACTTTGCCGAAACCTACCAAGGTCGGCATGGTTTGATTGGGCCAATTACTCTACAATCGGCAAACAAGACGGCCAATGTCATTGACTTTTTGGAAAACTCCTTGAAGCAAATTGAAGATGCGCGGTATGAGGTGTGCGATAAATCGGACACATCCTTGCAGCAGTTGATTGACAATATCGTTGAGATTTATTTGCGAACCTTGTACAAGCTACGCTTCTTGGCGTAAAGGAACATCATGGCTAACTATATGCAACTAGCAGCAACCAAACAAGTTAAAGTTGGTGCTGGTAAACTGTATGGAATCTTTGTGTCGGCAACGTCTAGCGGTACTTTGGTGATATATGACTCACAAGCGTCTAGCACCAGCGATCCCAAGATTTCTGACACCATCACACTAACCGCAGGCACGACTTACTTGAACATTCCAGCCGGTTTGTATTTCAATAAAGGCTTGTATATTGTTCTTGGTGGTACTTCTGCATCGTTTACAGTTGCTTACGAATAAAGGTCATCATGGAACTCTTAAATCCTTTGGCTAAAACCGACTTTCCAGCAAAGTCTGCCTCTTATACCGGCACGGCTGGTTCTACAGGCACTTGGCCTGCTGGCCCCCAAGGTGTAGTGGTCTGGTCTGACCAGTCTTGCTACATTGAAGTTGGTGAAAGTGCTGTGGCTACTACAGCAAGCACTCCAGTTCCCCCGTTTACACCAATTCCGTTCAAAGTGCCTCAAGGCTCTGGCGGCCAATGGCGCGTGAGTGCAATTCAGGTGGCTACGGGCGGCACGGTGTACGCCAAACCGATTAACATCCAATGAGTTTTTTTGGCATCCCCATTCGCAATGGTGTTTCCATTGGCCTTGGGAGCGTTATTTCGTTCCTGTCTGGCTATGCCGATGCCACTGTGCAGGGTAATTTGCTGACTGAGATCGGCGACAACCTCGTCCAAGAGGACGGCGGTTTGATTCTTTTGGAGTAATTTATGGCCGTCAATCTTTCAGCACTTGCAGGCGCAGGACAACAGTTTTTTGACGACAGTGGTGTGCCATTGTCAGGCGGTAAGTTGTATAGCTATGCTGCTGGCACCACCACACCCCAAACAACTTATACATCTGCATCTGGCTCTACGCCACTTAGCAACCCAATTATTTTAAATTCTGGTGGCCGTGTTCCAACGGGTGAAATTTGGATTACTGCCGGAAGCAATTACAAGTTTGTACTAAAAACATCCACAGATACAACTTTAGCAACCTGGGATAACATTACTGGCATTAACGGCACAGGTATTACATCTAATGCCTCTAATGTTACTTATGACCCAGCAGGCACAGGCGCTGTGTCAACTACAGTGCAAGCCAAATTGCGTCAGATTGTTAGTGTTAAAGATTTTGGTGCTGTGGGCAACGGTTCCACAGATGATACCGCTGCAATTAACGCAGCAATCACCGCAGTAAATACTGCTGGTGGGGGTACTGTTGTTATCCCCAATGGCACATTTATGGTGTCACCATCTACAGTATCAGGCATTGCTACAGGCGTTGCTTGTATTGTCATGCGCGATAACGTAGACATTGATTTGCAAGGCACAGTAAAAGCAATTTCTGGCTCATACGGCGCTGGTGCTTTTTATGGCATGGTTAGATGCCTTGACACGGGTCTTAGCAACGCATCTATTACTGGTTCTGGAACCATTGATGGAAATAGTGCAAATCAAATTGCAAACACCCAAGCATCTAACATTTTCTTGCAGGTTACTTACAACGTAAACATTTCTGGCATATCGTGCATTAATGCTAATGGTATGGGCATTCAATTTGTCCAAGCTTTTTATCCTACTGTTGGTGCAACCAGCACAGCTTGTTCAATTGAAAATTGCTTTGTCAATAACTGCACAAACATTGGCATTCAAATTTCACACACTTTGTTTGCCAGAATTTCCAATAACACTATCACCACTTGTACAAACAATGGTATTGATATTTATGGGGAAGCTGGAACCTCTGTTGCTGACAACGGCGTTATTTCTGTAATTGGTAATGTTATTGGCGGCGTCCTTGTTGGTGTTTTTGTTGAAACAAGTAACCGTGTTTCTGTTTCTGGTAACTCAATTAATGGAACGACATACGGTGTTAAAACAAACCGAATCAATGGTCAGCCAAACACTATTGCTATCGTTGGAAACACGATTGCAAATACACAATATGGAGTTTCTGATACTGGGGACAACGGCGGCATTCTGATTTCTAGCAATAGCGTTTCTGTTTTTACTACTGCTGGTGTTCAGCTAGGGGCGGGAGCAACTGGAAACGTATCGTATGTGATATTGACAAACAATGTTTTTTCTCCGTCAACTACGACTACAAACATTGTTGCCATTGCAGGCAGTCAAGTGTCTTTTAACATTTTCCGTCAAAATTATTTGACAGATGGAAGTCACAATTCAGCAAATTTGATTGTTAATACAGCAACAACTACTGCTGGCTGCACTTTTGAATTGCCTATTACCTTAACGGTAATTCAACCCGTAAAAGAAACTTATGCGGGTGGGGCAACAACATCTGGTGGAACTGCAACAATTACTGTCCCAGCCAATAAAGCAGGAAAGATAGTAATTAAATCCACATCCGGTGGTTCAAATTACTCTATATGGACTGGCGTGTTTGTTTCTAGCACTACTGGAACTGCTGTATCTACTAGCACCAGTACTTATGTTGCAGGAGTAAACAATGTGGCGAGTGTTACTGCTAGTACTTCTACATTCGTAATCACAATCACTTTTGCTGCTACAGGTTCGGCTGGTATTTGGAGTGGTTGGGCCGAGTATTTATAAATAGGGAAATGAAATATGGCTGATTCAAAAATTTCCGCATTACCTAGTGCATCCACACCTCTTGCTGGTACTGAAGTACTTCCAATTGTTCAAAGTGGTGCAACTACTCAAGTATCTGTTGCAAATCTTACCGCTGGCCGCGCACTTAGCGCAACCCAACTTACTTTGTCTACCGGCAATTTAATTGTAGGTGCAAGTGGAAGTGGAGTTAGTTTTTCTGGAGTAACACCTCCTTCTGGAATGATTAGCCAATTGTTGGCAGATTATGAACAGGGAACTTGGACTCCAGCTGATGGAAGTGGTGCTGGCCTTACCTTTTCAACTGCGCTTGGTTGGTATTTAAAAATTGGAAAACAAGTAACTGTTACTTGCCGAGTTGTATACCCTACTACGGCATCTTCATCTAATGCTGTTATTTCTGGATTGCCATTTACATCTCAAACTGCATCGCTATATATTCCAACAGGCATACTGTCCAATGGTGGTGGCACTTCTGCTGCTTACGCATCCATAGCATCCAATGTTGCAGTAATTCGATTATTTAATGCTTCAACTTCTGTTGCCATAACCAATGTTGGATTTTCAACAGCTACAGTTGGTTTTTCATTGTCATACATAACTGCTTAATTTTGCAATACCGTACCAGTTCGGTTGACTGGCTTTAATGCTTAGATGGATTTCTAAGCTGGAAACAAAGGAAAAATATGTCTCTCGAAAAAGTAAAAGTAGTTGATTTGATTGAAACCCTTGAAGATGGCTCTGTGCAGGTTCGCACCAAAACCGCCATTATGGAAGATGGTGAGCAAATCAGCGGAACATACCACCGCCATGTCATAGCCCCTGGCGCCGACTACAGCGCTGAAGATGCCCGTGTGCAGGCTATTTGCGCCGCTGTTCATACCCCCGAAGTGATTGCCGCATATCAAGCTGCTCAATCGGAATAATTTAAGGCATAATGCCAAAAAACGTACTGGTGCGATCACCAGGGAATCTAAGGATTCAAAGAAATGACTGATGAAGTCGAAAACCTAGCGGTTACACCCGTGCCAGAACAGGAAGCAACGGCTGCGCCTGAGACTGTAGTAGAAACGCCGGAAGTTGCAGAAGCACCAAAGACTTTTACCCAAGAGGAACTGGATGCAGCAATTGGTAAGCGCCTCGCAAGAGAGCAACGTAAGTGGGAACGAGATCAAGCGCAACGTGCTGCGGAAACGCAAATCGTAAAGGCTCCAGCAACTCAGTCTGCTGAACAATTTGAAAGCCCTGAAGCCTATGCGGAAGCATTGGCATATCAGAAAGCCGAAGAATTGATTGCTAGACGAGAAGCTGCAAAGCACCAGTCGCAAGTTCTTGAAAGCTATCAGGAGCGTGAAGAAGCAGCGCGGGACAAATACGATGACTTTGAACAAGTCGCGTACAACCCCAAACTGAGTATCACAAACGTGATGGCTGAGACGATCCAGTCCTCGGAGATTGGGCCTGAGTTAGCTTACTACCTCGGTTCAAACCCCAAAGATTCCGACCGTATCGCCCGTTTGACGCCTTTCATGCAGGCAAAAGAGATCGGGAAGATCGAAGCCAAATTGGCCGCTGAACCTCCCATGAAAAGAACAACGTCTGCGCCCGCGCCGATTTCACCTGTTAATGCACGATCCTCTGGATCGCCGTCACATGACACTACTGACCCACGGTCTATCAAGACTATGACAACCAGCCAGTGGATTGAGGCAGAACGTGCAAGGCAGATGAAAAAGTACGATGCACAGCGTATCCGCTAATTTTTTATAAAGGACTTTATTGTGTCTAACTCAATCCTAACCATTGACATGATCACGCGCAAAGCGCTTGAGATTCTCGAAAACAACCTGGTTCTTACGCGCAACGTAAACCGCCAGTACGATGACAGCTTCGCTGTGCAAGGTGCCAAGATCGGCTCCACACTGCGTATCCGTCTGCCCGACCGCGCTTTGGTCACTGACGGTGCCGCCCTGCAAGTTCAGGACGACAACGAGCAGTTCACCACTCTGTCTGTTGCCAGCCAGAAGCACATTGGTGTTAACTTCACCTCTGCTGAACTGACCATGCAATTGGAC